GTTTAGAATTTTAACCAGGTTAAATGAACAACTTCCCTATACTATGAGAACATTAAAGCAGCAATTGGAAGCATTATGTGGGAAAGATGGTTATTCAATTGAACTTTATAATGATGCTTATACCATTGAAGTAAAAGTTAATTTGATTGCTAAAAGTAACTTTGATGATGTAGATGCTTTATTGCAAAGGGTCATTCCTGCAAATATGATTATTGATTTAAGACTAATTTACAATCAATACTTAACATTGAAACAGTTTACACATGCCCATTTGCAAACTTATACACATAATCAATTAAGAAGTGAGGTATTAGAATAATGGCTGATAAAACTACTAATTACAATTTAATAAAACCAACACCTGATGAGTTTTATGATATTGAAGTTTTTAATGAAAATGCTGACATTATAGATGTTGAATTGAAAAAGCTTAATGATAATAAAGTTGATAAGATTGAAGGAAAAGGACTTTCAGCTAATGACTATACTGATGAAGAAAAGGAAAAGCTTGAAAACATTGAAGAAAATGCACAAGTTAATGTAATTGAAAAGATTAGGGTTAACGGTGTTGAAGTAACCCCTGTTTCTAAAGAAGTTAATATTTCTGTTCCTGATGAAACAGAAATTATAGACAATTTGACCAGCACAGATGCTACTTCAGCACTATCGGCAGCACAAGGAAAAATTTTAAAAGACTTAATGGATAATCATATTGATAATGAAATTAATACTGAAGAAGGGGTTCATGGAATAAGATGGTTTAATGATAAACTTGAATTTTTTGATGGTTCAGATTGGATTGAAATTGAAACTGGTGGCGGTGGTGTTCCTCCATCTAATGTCATCAATCCATCTATCATTGTTGGGAATTCCCAACTTACAATCAAATGGGATGACCCTGAAGATACTGTTGTTGATGGTCAACTTATTTCTACTTGGGCGGGAACAAAGCTTGTAAGAAAAGCTGGAAGTTACCCAACTAATGAAAAAGATGGGATTGTTCTTGTTGACAATAAAGTAAGGGGTGCTTATTCTTCAACTGGATTTGTTGATTCAGGACTAACTAATGGGGTGACTTATTACTATCAACTATTTCCATATTCCGACCAAGGTGCAGTAAATAGAAATGAAGCAAATAGGCTTTCTGGCACACCACAACCTTATAAAATTTATGGTGTAGCAATTGACCTTACAAATAGCAACCCTGAAAAAGCAGTAACATATACAGATGATGCTGTTGGTATGACTGGTGGGGATGTTGCTTGGGATAATATGAACATATTCAAAGACATTAAGCCATGCATACTGAAGAATGGAATTGTTCAATACTATTTAGACCCCAACGATTTCACAAAAAAGGCTGATGGTACACCAGCAGATATTGAAAGTGGTAATGATGGGGATGTAATGATTGAAATTCCCAAGACAGGATTTTTAATATCAACTGTCGGAAACATTTTAACTGTAAAAGTAACAGATGACCCAAATAATCCTAATTTTAAATATTATGCCCACACCAGGGTTACAGAAGGTGATAGGTCAAAACTTTACATTGGGGCTTACCTGGGTTGGAAAGATGGCAGTAATAAATTAAGAAGTTTGAGTGGTAAAACACCAACTGCTTCACAAACGATTGGAACGTTCAGAACACAGGCAAAAGCAAATGGTTCAGGTTATGACTTGGTTTCCTTCTACCCTTTAACCCTTTTACAATGCTTATATTTAATTAAGTATAAGAACCTTGATTCTCAAACAGCACTTGGTAGGGGTTATGTTGATGGGAACAGTGCTGCAACTAATACTGGTGGAACTAATCAAAAAGGAATGTTCTTTGGAGAAACAACGGGTAAGCAACAAATGAAGTTCCTTGGTATTGAAGATTTTTGGGGCAACCTTCGCTGGTGGATTGATGGGTTGTTTAGTGATTCAAATAGAAATATTAAGACTGCTTTTCAAAACTTTAATGACACAGGAAGCGGTTACACTGATAGAGGTCAAGGGGCAACATCAGACATAAGTGGTTATATGAGTAAACCACAAGGTTTCACTGAAGCGGGATTTGTGTTAAAAGAAAAAGATGGTTCAGAAACAACTTACTTCTGTGATTACGCTTATTTGTACGCTTCCCGCTTACCTAGTTTCGGTGGTGCTTGGAGTAGTGGTTCTAGTGCGGGCGCTTTCTATCTTCGTGTTGATTATTCCGCTTCGGCTTCGGGTTCCGTTCTGGGCGGTCGCTTGATGTATTTATAGGGTTAATATATGGGCAATGGTAAAGATTGGATTTCATTACCTGCTTAAAAAATAGTAGGAAGTTTACACTAATTTGAACACTTCCCACTTACCTAATTTCAGTGGTAATTGGAATAATGGTTCTAATGCAGGCACTTTCTATCTTCATGTTAATAATTCCACTTCGAATTCGAATTCCAATCTGGGCAGTCACTTATTGTTTTTAAGCTTAAATTTTTCCCACTGACTTCCATTGCCCTGGCTCTTGCCAAAACATAAAAATCTTTTAAGCTGTATTAGTAGACTTGAAAATTAAGTTTCAAGTTCGAAAATTCGGCATTAAAAACATCAAAGTAGGGGTTATTTCATGAAAAGATATGGAAATTTATATTCCAAAATCTATGACATGGAGAACCTTAAACTGGCACATAAAAACGCAAGGAAAGACAAATTATTTTATAGAGAAGTTAAAATGGTAGATGCTGATGAAGAATATTATTTGACACAAATTCATGAAATGCTGAAGAATAAAACTTATGAAGTGAGTGAATACACTGTTTCAGTGATTTCGGATAAGGGAAAAGAAAGAGAACTTTATAAACTTCCATATTACCCTGATAGAATTGTTCAGTGGGCAATTATGTTACAAATTGAATTTGTATTTCTACAAGTATTCACTGATTTTACATGTGCTTCTTTAAAAGGCAGGGGTATTCACAAAGCTTCAGTACTTCTTGATAAGTATATGGGGGATAAAATTGGAACAGCATACACTTTAAAAATAGACATTAATAAATTTTATCCAAGCATTAACCATGACATCTTGAAAAGATTATTAAGAAAGAAATTCAAAGATGCAGACCTTCTTGAATTGTTGGATAAGATTATTGATAGTATTCCAGGTGATAAAGGCGTTCCAATAGGTTCTTATCTTTCCCAATACCTTGCTAATTTTTATCTTGCATACTTTGACCATTGGCTAAAAGAACAAATGGGTGTTCAATATGTCATAAGATATATGGATGATATTGTTATCTTACATCATTCTAAAAAGTTTCTTCACTGGTTGAAAAGAAAGATAGATAATTATTTAAAACAAGAACTTGAATTGACTGTAAAAGATAATTGGCAAGTGTTTCCTACTGCAATCAGGGGAATTGATTTTGTAGGATATCGGCATTTTTATGGTTATAAATTATTAAGAAAATCAACTTGTAAAAGATTTAAGAAAAAGATGACTGCAATTAAAAAGAAATGTGATGCTGGTCAAAAGATAACTTATTCAGAATGGTGTTCAGCTAATTCATATAAGGGTTGGTTAAAGTGGTGCGATAGTTATAGATTAAGTCAAAAGTACATTGCACCTATTCAAAAATATTTGGATGATTATTACATTACTGAAATTAAAGAAAGGAAGGTTAACAAATGAAAGATATGGGTATTGTAAGGGGTTCTGCTGCCCAAGCGGAACCTTTAATTATTGGTAAAGATACTATCTATGTGCATAGCAATATTAAACCTGTTGAAGATGAAGAAGGACTGTTTGAATACCATGAAATTCAGTATGAAAAAGATGAATACATCAAATTGATGGCTGAACAAAATGAAACACTTATGGAAACTTTGGACACCCTCATGTCAGAAGTGCTTCCATCATTAATGGTGTAGAAAGGGGGTATTTCAATGAGTAGATTTATTGCAACAATGATTGAACGGGCAGCAGATGTTTCACTTGAAAAAGGTCAAGAAAAATATAGGGCTTATTTCATAAAAACTTCATTATACACACCATATAAAGCGGATGCAGATGCCCTGCTGTCAGCAGAAGGCTATGCAGATGTGATTGTTTCTGAATAACTAATACATTTATATACCTAAAAGATAAAACCCCTTTAGAAGTCAAATTTGGGCTTCTGAAGGGGTTCATTTTT